CCGAGGTCATTGTGATAGTAACACCCAAAACGTTTGAAAATGCCTGATTTTGGCGGTACGTAACCGATTGAATAACCACGGTCGTAACATCCAAAGCTATGAGTAAATCGTTATACACTTCAATAGCCTGAGTAGCGGAAAAAACGGAGTTACAAGTGGTAACCAAATCATACGGTGACTGCTCACCCTCACCAACTAGCAAAGCATTTACGGTTATTTGGTAATCGGATGCAGAAATGTACTCTTTTATCGTACCATCTCTACCCGGTAGTGGGGTGCTTTCTATGTTATTCGTTTTACTTACTTCTACTATTGCCTCGTTGAAATTCAAGTCCGGGTACGCTATGGTATTTCCCGTCAAATCAACATACGCACCCTGTGGGAAAAGCATAGAACCGAGCACCGGTGTACCAAAAAAATCGGAAAAACGATCTGGTGTATCACGTTGCAAAGCCTGTACGTTGAAAAGCAAAGGCTGTACTAATGATGTGATAATTCCTTTAGCACGTATGCTGAGTTCTACTGCGTTTGCGGTTAGTTGCTTGAATACTGCCATACTTTGTTAATTCATTTGAAGTGAAACATCTGTTACCGCCTCTAAAATCGTTTTTTTAATCATTTCCTTTAGCTGTGCGCCGCTTTCTTTTATGTTAGTGGTATTGATATCGAAATTCTCAATTAGCTTTTCTATGTTCACGTTAAACACTTTTGGTGCTGCATTGGTAATTTCACTCACACCACTTGCATTTTTCGTTATAGCATTCACACCACCATTTGCTGTTGTATTGGTTGCAGCGTTTAAATTTCCTGCAAGAGTATTTCCACCATTATGTAGGCCTGCCATACGGTACTTTCTGTTCGGATCGATCAAATTCATGTCCTCATCAGTAGTTATACCACTTGCTTGTTCTTTTTGCATCAAACCGAGTTTTTCCATGCCCCACTCTACGAGCGAAAATAGCTTTTCTACGTACATAATACTTAGCTTTAATGGTGCTAGCAGCACGTCAACTATGAATGTACCTATTTTTGTTTCGGTAAAAAAAGAAACCAATTTACCGAATGCCGTTATTATCATGTTAATGTATCCAAGCAACCCGGTAAGTGCTCTGTCTACAATAGGCTTTAAAATTGCCCAAAGTTTTTTGAACATATCCCATATTTTAGACAATGCAGGGGCAAATGCTTTGCTTAATTGAGTAGCTAACCCTTTTATTGAAGACCAAAGGTCATCCACAACTTTACGAAATGATTCACTTGTTTTGTACAGATGTACCATGTATGCAATTAATCCGGCAACGGCTGCTACTATCAATACAATAGGATTTGCGGCAGCAAACGCCATTATAGATTGAAACAACGTGATAGACTGACTAACCATGCCTAGAGTCTTATATATGGCAATAAAAGCGGCAAAACCGGTGATTAATCCCATCAGCATATCTTTATTTTCTTGAATCCACCCTACGAAAACTTTGAACTTTGCAATCATAGCACCAACACCCGCAACTATAGCCGGTGTGTACTTAGAGATCAATTCTATTGACCAGTCAATAAACCCTTTTAGTTCTTTCGAGAGTGCCAGACCTACTTTTAATGCCAATTGTGTTAATGAATCTTGTAAATTGCTAAGCCTACCACCCAACGTACCAGAGATAGCAGCCATCGATCCGGAAATTCCTTTTACTTGCCCTAAACCTAGTACATAGTTACGCACACTTTCACCAGTCGCATCCATTGTAGTGGTTACACCTCTGAAAGTCATTTTTACTTTATTACCCTCTTTCGATGCTTTTATCCCAAATTCTTTTAGGCGCTCAAATTCCATTGTTTCTGCGTCCAAAAGTGCCTCGGTTAACTGGTCAAATTCTTTGCCTTGCGAACTAGCTAAGTCACCTAGGTTTATAATTTCCTCACGTGTGGGTACAAAACCACGGTTAACAAGTTTTACGTAGCTCTCGGTTAATTTATCTATCTCGAAAGGCGTTTTACTTGCTATGTCCGTTATCATTTGCATACTGGATGCTGCTTTTGTAGCGTCACCAAATGCGTTCGTTAAAACGGCGTTAAAACGCTCGAAATCGGATGTAGCAGAAATGATTTTACTACCTACACCAATACCGGCAATAGCAGCACCGAGCGAAAGTACTGTGCTATTTACCGAAAATAAACTGCTCTCAAAGGTTTTTAACTTCGAATGCGTTTTATCGAGCACCGGTGCGAAGCGGTCATTTAATTTTATGATGTATTCTACTATATTGGCCATAGCTTTAAATTAAAAATGTTACTGGTAAGAGTAACATTATGAAAGTTTTACACCAAGAACACCCACTTTGCTTAACCAAGTCAATTCTGAAAGTAATTTTACGTATGTTTCCATGTCCAAATCTTCGGGATTAACGTGATAGTAAAAGCGGATAAGAGCGAAAACGTGCCGGAAACTAACAGCCTCCGGCAGCGTTTCAACATCTATTTTTTTTTAATCTCGTAATCAAAACCCTGTACATATTCGGTCGTTAAACCTATACAGATTTTTATGAGTACTGAGGGTTCTAATTCCATACCTTCGGTATGCTCTACACAACACGTATCGAAAATGATTTTTCCGGGCGAAACTACATCCATAGTACCACCTGATTTTATCATCTGCGAGGTAGCTAGTGATAGCTGTTCAAAGGTAGGTTGCTGTATAACATATTCGTATGCTACACCGCTCACCACGATTTCAAACGCTTGTACCGGCAAAGCCTCTTTGCGAATTACTTTTGTTTTTTTCATCGGTATTCCACGTGTGAAGCAATCAAATTGAAAGAACGTTTCAGCTCACCATCACCGGTTGAACCTTCAACACCATCGTCAGTAAATTCACAATTTTTCACTGTGTGAACCACTACACTTTGACCATTGAAGAACGAAACCAAAATATCGAAAGCGGGTAAAGAAAGCAAAGAACCTTTGCTGAGTGAATCCAAAGCAAACACGGCAGTACGTAGGTTTTCAACCTCATTCATTGAAATGTCCATAGATACGCTCACTTCTTTCGTACCACGGCCACGGCTTGTTGGTAATGTACCCAAACCGTAGTTATTCATTTTTTCCTGTGATTCTACGTATGAGATAGAAGAAACGGAAACTAGCGGCGAACCTGCTAAAATCAACTCAATGGATGCATAGTCGTACGCACGGCCATTAATTAAGGGTACTGTATTCATAATGCGGTTGTAAATCCAATGTTAACAACTATCTCACGTGCAACACCAACCGGTACAACACGAAGCGTCACCACAACTTGCGAAGTAGTTAACACATCTTGATCCGGGTTAATGAGTACACTGTAAGCACTTATATCCTGCGAAGTTGTGAGCACATCTGCACCACGTTTCACGGAATTTTCGAAGATTGCCACTGTGCCATTGGTAAGTTTACCCGCACTTGTAACAAACAAAGGTGATTTGAGCAAGGGCAAAACCTCTGGGCGTACACTACGTATCAGACTGTTAATTGTACGATTGTTTTCAATCGTTGCATAATCGCTAGTACGAAGTGTAGCAGTCCACGAATCGGTGAAATAACTACCCGAAATACCGTAGTGAGTTTCAATAAACGTATAGTGCTTATTGGTAATATCGGTTTTCTGATTTTCTGTTAAATCACGATAAGCAGTACCAAATACCAGACCGCCACTTTGAAATACGTTTGTACCTGAGAGGTCAAATTTCTGTACCCATCCGATATTTTCACTAACTTTCGCCAATGACATTGCACCGAGTACAGTACCTAGAGCGGGTACGGATTTTCCAAAGATAGCCTGATAGTTTTTGCTGATTTCAGCCCAATACTGAGTATTCAACGGGCTTTGTGGAGCACCGGTTGCGTTACTCTTTGCGCTGTAAATCTTACCGCAGAAGTTAACCAGAGTTCCGGTAACGTATGTTTCGGCTGCTGCCCCTACCAAACCCATTTCCACTATAACAAGGATTGAAACCCAGCTACACCGGTAATAGTAGGGGCTGTGAAACCTGCTACCAAACCCATTTCCACTATAACAAGGATTGAAACGGTGTACCATTCGGCGCCACCGCAGTGAAGGCTGCAGGCTACCAAACCCATTTCCACTATAACAAGGATTGAAACTTTTTGAAATGTTGTTTTTTGTCGTTCGATTGAATGACTACCAAACCCATTTCCACTATAACAAGGATTGAAACCAAATCTTAAACAAAAATAATCATGAATCCAGAGGAACTACCAAACCCATTTCCACTATAACAAGGATTGAAACTCCGTTCGTTTTCATTTTTAAGAAGCTGATTGTTTCTACCAAACCCATTTCCACTATAACAAGGATTGAAACACAAACCAATGCAAAAGCAAAGTGAAAGCACCTATGAAGCTACCAAACCCATTTCCACTATAACAAGGATTGAAACTCAGAAACTCCAATAATTCAACGGGCTTCTGAGTTGGCTACCAAACCCATTTCCACTATAACAAGGATTGAAACACAATAATAAACATGGCATTAATTGAAAAAAAGGACATCTATTCAGGCGGTGATCCATTTGAAGAAATTAGAAAGGGTTTGGTTTTACTTGATGATGCCCAAAAAAAGCTAATTGCA